GTAAAGTTGATAATTTTATATTAATCCCGGATTCATTTGAGGACGATGATTATGCTAGAGAATATAAAATAATGAAGGATTATCTTGTAAAAAATAAAACTTATGACTTAAAACAAGATCCAAAAGAAGGTATATTTTCATACCCAGTTAAATTTTCTTTAGAAGGTGATGGAGAAACTATTAGAGCAGATATTTATTTTTCACCCGAATACATGAAAGCAATTGATAAAGAGGATTAATAAATAAAAAACTTATAGACTGATTCATAGCCAGTCGATTTTAACAAAATATAGGAGCTGTGGCCCAATTTATTGGAGCCACAGCTTTTTTTTCGTAT